GGCCTGGCTGACAAATTGGGGATGTCTGCCGTTGAGGATTTTGCGAGCAAATTCAAAACTACAGCGCTCTATCAGTTTGTGCAGGGTGTAGTTGATGGATCGATGGTCAACCAGCTCACAGAGCTTGCAAACTCCGAGTTTTCAAAAACATTCGGAATTGCTTCTGACCTGATCGAGCTAGCTCAGACAGGTTCATATCTGCTGACCAGCGCGCCCGAAGACTTCGCGACAAGCCTCAAAGGAATTTTGGGACTGTCTCAGTACGCTGGCTCAAAACATCGCTGGACAGGAGTAGTCGATCAGCTAGCGAATACGACCAAATTAGACACGTTCAATCAGTTCACAACTGCGAGAGCCAATGAAGATGCAGTAACGAGTTCTATTGAATCGCTACAGCTCAATGACACGAGCGCAGTTGAGACACTGACAAGGCGCCTGATTCTCTCACAAGCGCTCGGTGCTGCTTCGCTCATCGGTTCTCGTGTTGACATCACGGGCAGTGAAGACGCGGATCAGGACAGTGCAGACATTCAGGCAGCAGAGAACGAAACTTCTGCGACTACTGAGAACAATGTCACTGTTTCTGTTGATGAGTTGGTTGCAACGAGAGACAACCTTTTGTCTGTCATCGACAACGAGCTCAAAAACCCGCTGACAACAGATGAGATTTTCGTCATGTTGGTGGAAGCTCGATCAGCTGTGTTTATCAGTCTCACTCAAAAAGCTGAGGGCCTCAGCAGACTGATTGAGGCTGTAATTCCACAAAATGAATCCTCAGTTGTCATCGCTTACGACTACTACAACGATGCGAACAGAGAGAAAGAGATTGTGATCAGAAACAAGATCCAGCATTCCGCTTTTTGTCCTAATGATCTGAAATTGTTGAGCAAATGAAAACTACTACTGACAAAAACAAAATCACTCTGCGAGTGGACGGGCAGATATACGAGGGCTGGAAATCCGCCAGGGTGGAAACCTCTATAGACCAAATTTGCAGAGCTTTTGTGCTGTCAGTAACTGACAATTTCCCTGGAAATAAGTCTTTCACTCGGTTGAAACCTGGGCAGTTGGTTGAATTGTATGTTGGTGATGAGAAGGTTTGCACCGGATACATCACCAGCACGCCGATCAGTTACGACGCCCAGAGCGTAAATATTCAGATTCAAGGGAAATCTCGGACGGTTGATCTTGTGGATTGCTGTTCGCCCTGGTCTGCCATTGCTCAACAGAGTTCAGGTGGTGGTCAGTCTCAACAGACTGATGAGTGGGCGGATGTGAAAGGGAAATCTCCGAGCACACCCAAAACGAAACCGGTCAAGGCGTCCAAGCGTGCAAACCTTTCTTGGCACAATCAGACGGTTGAAAAAATCATCGCTGATCTCTGCGAGCCGTTTGGCATATCGGTTCATTGTGAAACAACTCTTGCGTCCAAACACACGAATTTCACCGTGAATCCTGGCGAGAAGGTTGTTGAATCAATCAACCGCCTACTTACAAAAGACAACCTAGTGGTTACGGATGACGAATTCGGAAACCTGGTCATTGTCGAGGTGGGGAGCGCTGGCAAGTGCTTCGACAAGTTGAAGGTCGGACAAAACGTGCTTACCGGTTCTTCTAACTGGGACGCATCGAAGATTTTCAGCGTGTACGCAGTGTTAGGCCAGCACAAAGGGTCTGACTTGGAATTTGGAAAGCAAGTCAGCCAGGATAAGGGCATAGCGTATGACAATAGAATTGGACGCTATCGCCTCCTGGTGATCAAAGATACGGGACAAAGCTCAAACAGCCTGAACGAAAGCCGTGCTGAGTTTGAGAAAAACTTCCGCCATGCAGACATGATGCGCAGTCAGCACAACGTCCAGGGCTGGCGCCAAAGTAATGGCGCGCTCTGGCGTCCTAATTCCCTTGTTGAACTTGAGGATCCGATCCTACAGATCAGCGGTCAATTCCTCATCAACAAAATAGTTCTAAATCTCAATCAGAGCGGTTCGATAACAGAGATTGAGACCATCAGCCAGGACGCATATCAGCGTGCCGGATACAAACAACCAACAGCAGGAGCATCAGGTTCAGCATCAGCGCAAAAAGCTGATGAATGGGCCGATGTCAAAGGAAAGTGAGAAACGTATTCGCTCAAATACAGGACATGATCGCACGCGGCTTTGTGCGCCTGTCATATGCCACAAAAAAGATGCGCGAGCTTCAATGTGAGTTTCTTGCCGGTGAGGTCAGAGATCAACTTGAACACGTGGAGCCATACGGCTTTACCTCTGAACCATTAGCAGACGGAAAACCGGAAGCGTTCGCCCTTTTCTTTGATGGCAATAGATCTAACGGTATTGTGTTCTGTGTCGCAGATAGACGCTATCGCATCACAAATATGAAAGCTGGTGAAGTCGCCATCTATGACGATCAGGGCCAGCAGGTGTATTTCATGCGTGATCAGTTGCTCATCTCGACACCTAAAAAACTTGTTGCGGAAGTGGGCGGAACTACCACGCTGAACAGCTCAGGAGCAGTTGACATCACAGCGCCTCAAACGAACATTCACGGACCGTTGACAGTCGATGGCTTGATCACAGGTAAGGGTGGAATGGAAATCTCCGGCGGTAGTGGCGCCAAAGTCAATGGCTCCCTCACTACGACAGGCGATGTCACTGCTGGCAGTGTTTCGCTTGAACATCATAAACATAACGGTGGACCTGAGCCAGATAAATAGGAGGCATCATGGAATGTCTTATCAACGGACAAAAAGTTGACATTACCGAGTATCAGCCTGACCCATTGGTTCAGGCTGTTCTTATAAGTCTCTTCTCCTGGCGCCGATCAAACGATGATGACGGTGTACAGATTCCGTACCGACAAGGATGGTGGGGAGATACATTTTCAACGATAAGCGGGGACCAAATCGGTTCCCGTCTTTGGTTATTACAGCGCGAAAAACTGACCCGCGAAACAGTCGCACTGGCGAAAGCATACGCGGAAGAAAGTCTGCAATGGATGATTGATGACGCCCTAGCCGTTCAAATCAATGTCGAGGCGTGGCGGGACGATGGCCGTCTGAATATGACCATCGACATCGTGCAGCCAGGCGATAAGCGCTCTGTGGAGGCTCGTTTCCAGGATTTATGGAGTTTAGTAAATGCCATTCAATAGACCAACGCTTACAGAGATTATTGATCGTGTTCGCTCGGACGCTGAGAGCCGATATGGTCAACGCGTTCCTAGGCGCTCACTCATCAATGTGATGTCCCTTGTGTGTGCCTCTGCCGTCCATTCGCTGTATGGGTACATCGAGTTTGTCTCCAAACAGATATTTGCGACCTCAGCAGAGGGCAAATATTTAGAGCGTCGTGCATCGGAATACGGGATCTACAGGAAACAGGCTACTAATGCCCAGGGTTCTGTTACGTTCTCAGGATCCGGCACTGTTCCTGTGGGCACAACTCTCCAAACTGCCGATGAGGTCATTTTCGAGACTACGACAGAGACAGATTCAAGCCTTGTCGCCTCCATCCAGGCCGTTAATCCTGGATCAAATGGCAACCTGGAAGCAGGAACTGTTTTGACCCTTGTCTCTCCGATTGCCGGAATCGAATCCGAGGCCACTTCCGATGAAGTCTCCGGCGGAACGGACATCGAGGGAGATGAAAGCCTCCGAGAACGCCTCCTGTTCAGAATGCAGAATCCTCCGAAAGCTGGCACGAAAACCGACTATGTGGCCTGGGCGAAAGAGGTCTCAGGAGTAACACGGGCTTGGTGCTATCCCCTGGAGCTGGGGCCTGGTCATGTCACTGTCAGATTTATGACCGATGGCCTCACGGACAACGGAATCCCTACTGCTTTAATGGTCGAGCGCGTCAAGGCACACATTGAAACGCTGATGCCTGTGACAACCATTTTGACAGTTGTCGCACCTGTCGCGAAAAACCTGGACATGACACTCGACATCACGCCAGACAACGCCGAAATTCGGACGAAAGTGGCGAGCGCAGTCAAACAAATCATCCAGACAGAAGCTGAACCGGCAACGAAAGTCCTTCTCACTTCGCTAGATCGAGCAGTCGGAAGTGTTGAGGAAATCGTTTCTTATCGAATCGTTTCTCCGACAGATGATGTGCCAGCAGGAACCGGTGAAATCCTGGTGCCTGGTTCTATTACCTACGTATGAGGCAGTTATGTTTTCAGTTGATGACTATGACAAGGCGTTATCACGCCTACTGCCCAGGGGACCGATATGGCAACGCACGCCAGGCAGTTTGCTTGACAGCATTCTTCATGCGATTGCAGCAGAGTTTGCACGTGTTGATGCTCAGGCGGATCACGTGATCGAAGAATCTGATCCGAGAACGTCTTTCAACCTGTTGGAAAACTGGTTCACTGACTGGGGAATACCGTCGCCCTGCCTAGCAGCTCTCGCGGATCCAACGCTAGAGGAAAAGCGACGAGAGCTAATCACAAAAATCACATCGAGCAGATCTTTAACGGCTCGTTTTTTTATGGATGTTGCAGAGAGCCTTGGCTATGAGGCAAACATCGAAACCTTCGAGGCTTTCACAGTCAAAGACCGCGTGAACAAAGGTCTCTACAGCCTGGAATGGAATACCGCATACGCAATGTCGATCAAGGTCAAGGCCAATTCCGCTCAGAAACTTTTCAACGTTACTTGGACAGCTGATCAACCTCTCGCAGTGTGGGGTGATCGACTTTTTGAATGCCTGATGAGAGAGCTGGTT